TACCCAATAATATTTCCTCTCCTGGTAATTTAACATCTGATGGAACTATTATTTCTGTCATTGTCAGTCCAACACTTTTTTTCACTCCCACATTTTTCTTTTCTGGTTCTTCAACTATGAAATTATCAGCTGTTAAAGTAGGTATAGAATCAACACTTATATTGTCAAGATCAATCTTTTCTTTTACCTTTTTTGTTTTTGATTTATCACTTTTTAATTTTAATTTTTTCTTCACTTTTTTCTTAACTTTTTTCTTAACTTTTTCCTCCACAACTGGTTTATTAGGAAGCATTGAAGCTAATACTTCTGCTGCAATAGTATCTAGTTCTATTTTGTTATCAACCTCCACCTTTTTTACTTTTTTCCTTACCTTCTTCACCTTTTTAACTTTCTCATTCTTCATAATATCATTTTTAAAATCTTCTATATTTTTTTTATCATTTAAATACTCAATCCAAGATTTTTTATACTGTACAAATGGACTATCACTATCTGGACCAGCACAATGTCTTAAAGTATATATTGATGACTGCTTCCATTTCTGTCCTACTGCTTCTTCAGACATTATATATACATCACCACTATTAAGGAAAACCTCTTTTGGTTCAAAATCCAATGGTTTATGGTTATAAAACCATTGCCATTTCATACAATATTCCACTCCACCTATACACATACATACTACTTTCCTTCTCTCAGCATCACCATGCCATCCTATACCATTAGCTACTTTTTTCACTTTCTTTTTCATCTTTTTACTTTTAATATATCTATTACCTTCAGCTATCAAATTATTCGCTTTACCTTCTGTTTCAGTGTTAATAATCTCAAATAACATTTCTGAAATTGCCTTAAAATTTTTTAAATTATTCCAATCTACAATCCTCCCTTTTTTATTCTCATAATCTGGTTCTTGAGAAATACCAGGTAATAGCACTACATTACTCCTAGCATTCTTATTAAGGACTTTATTCCGTCTTGTATCCCAATATTTTTCATCCCACTTAAAACTTGTAAGATCATTATACACATTTTTAACTTGTTCGGAACTTATAAAATTCCTTAAAATTAAAACTGCTGCTTCTTTTTTATTTTGGGTCTCAACCTTTTTACCTTTAACTGTTTTCATTTTAACTGCTCTATCATCACTTAAATCAATCATATCACATTTTTTACCTAATTCCTCTGCAAAAGTTTTAATTTTTATAAGATCTTGGACAGTAAATCCTGACCCTGCTTCACCCAGTTCACCAACAGGTTCCATACCTACATGGTTTTCGCCTGCATCACCATATGTAATGGCAATACGTTCTGAGTCGGGCTCTAATTTACTTTGTGTTTGTGCTAATTTAGATAAGCTCATTGTTCTCTTGATTATAAATCACAATTTATGTTTAAATATATTTCAATTTTTTAATTTAAAGGTGGTATATGATTATTCATTAAAACTACTAATTTATTTTATTTTAATTAATTATATGATTCCTATAAACGAAAGAATAGATTTTTATAAAGGTGCAATATTACGGAATAATGTAGAATTTACACTTCGTTACAAAAAATCTAATGATGTAATTAAATATAATAATTTAAATATCAGATATTTTAGTAATGTAAATGATCTTCAAAATACATATAATAATGAAAAGTTATATAGTAAACCTATGAGTGCTTTACTAAATATGTATCACCACACTGACAAGCCATTTTTAATGTCTGTAGGTGATATATATGAACCTGCTATTGCAACACATGTAAACATTCCAGTTTTTACAAAAAATAGGATGTCCGCATCCGATGATGATACCAGTATTATACTAAGATCATTGAATTTTATACGTCATTGGAAATTATATTATTTTTCTCCTCCTGATATACCTTTTGATAGAAAAAAAAATACAATTTATTGGAGAGGCGTTTCTACTGGAAATATTAAAAACCCAGGTAATAGATTTGTACTTTTATATAATTGGTTTAATAAACATGATTATATTGATATTGGATTTATAGAAATAGTACAAGAGAAATATGATTGGTTTAGATATCTAAAAGGAAAACATGTGTGGCCTAAACAATTTTTAAAACATAAATATTTATTATCAGTTGAAGGTAATGATAAAGATTCTGGTCTTAATTGGAAACTAAACTCCAATTCAGTAGTTTTAATGGCAAAACCTAGATATCAGTCTTGGTTAATGGAATCAAAATTGATTCCTGGAGTTCATTATATTTTGTTAAAAGATGATTTTAGTGATTTAAATGAACAGTATATTTGGTGTCAGAATCATCAGGCTGAATGCAAACAAATCGTTGAAAATGCTAATAAATATATGCATCAATTCTCTAATAACGACATTGAAAATATGATAGAAAAAACTTTGATTGATAGTTATTTTCAATGTTTAAAACAATAATTAATAAAAATTATATTTGTATGTAATATAATTTTTATTGATATTTACAGTTGTAACTTACAAAATGACACCATAGCATATCTTTGTCCAGATATAATCGGTCTAACTCCATGTTGATGAGTCATTAATCCTGGATGCATAGCAACTACTCCTTGACCTGCTTTAAGTAAAGTGTTATGTTTCGGAAACCAAGTTCCTCCACCTTCATAATCTGCTTCTGCTGAAAATGTTACACAAAATGTAAAATTTGATGAATCATGATGTAAATCTAAATGACCTTGTAATTCTGGTCTATATCTCACTATAAATGTTTCATGGTGAAAATCATTTGATATTTCACAATCATATAATTTATTTAGAGATGGAAATAGTATATGTCTTACTATACTGTCGTATATAGTAGCAAAACTTTTATCAAAGTTTTCTATTAGAACATCATTTGTGGGGTATGTTCTATGTCTATTTTGTGTCCAATCTGTGAATTTATCTAGTTTTGCGATCATGTTACTGCAAAATTGTTTTGAAAATAATGGGTAAGTAAATAAACCTAAGCTTTGTTCTTGTGATATTAATTTATAATTATAATTAGTTAAAACTAATTCAGGAGCTAGATTCTTACTATCCCATTTTTCATTATATTCAAACAAATCCTCATTATTTTCAATTTTATTTTCTGACATATATTTTTATATAATAAAATATTTTTTACAAAAATAATGTATAAACTAGCAACTAGGTAGAGGGGCTAAACATAATTTAATTTCTCCTAACGATGCTACATGATATTTTACAACTAATGGTAAATTATTTTCCAAATACATCTCAATTTGTTGACAAAGATTTGTACATTTAATAAAATATCCTAAATTCTTTAAAGAGAACTCTCCTTGAATGATTTTTGATTCATCAGGCTTTAATTGAAACTCCATAGATCCATCTGATTCAGCTCTCCTTACTTCTGCCGAAGCGAATGAACCTTGACATTTAAATATTAATTCATTACTTACCGATCTAATTTCTAATTTATCCGACAGAGGTGACAAATCTCTAATTATTTTTTGAAAATCACTTGATGGAATATTAATAATAGAAGAAAATGTTACATCAGGTACTTCCAACTCCTCATGATCTGGTTCAATCAATTTAAGTTTTTGAGTCTTACATTGTTTAATATCTCCATTCTCAAATTTCAGTCCTAAATGAGAAACTACACCATCGGAATAATCACACTCCTCTATATAAATAGTAAGCGTATCATCATTATCTATAGAATTAATTAACTTAAATAAATGAAACATATTTACCCCTACGATGATTTTATCCTTCTTACATTCATATTTTTCAAAATTCTCTGCATTTAAATGAAGATGTGCAAGGATCGTATGTGATTTATCCATATTGATAATTCTAATACCATCCTTTTGGAATGTAATATTTGTTTCCAATAGAATATCTTTTAATGCAGTCATTAAAGTTCTAAAAGGTGCAATTTGTACAGTTTTTATTACTAAAACATTATTATCGCTACTAGCCGCAGACATTGTATATATTAGTTATAACCTGAAAATCTTTAAATACTTATGTATCTAAACATTTTAACGCATTAAATTCTTCGCAAATTTTCACTATCTGATACTACCCCATCATTAAATAGGGTTTCTTGATTATTTAAATTTGCACCTGGATCTTCTATATTTATACCTATGTTTGGTGTTAATGCTACACTATTAGTCAATGTTTGATTCATTAAAATAAACACATTTTTTATTAATAGTATATCTTCTTTTGTTATTGTATTTAATACATGGTTTATATTCTCTAAATTTCCAGTTATACCATTCATCCCATTTGATACTTCGCTAAAACTTATATCTTCCATAGAGTCTTTAACCGCAAACAACCCTATTGTTATGGGAACAGTAATTATTAAACTTATTCCTAAAATAAAGGCTATTAATGATCGCTCCATTATTTAAATATGTTTATTTTTATTTAAATTAGTTAAATCAATTAAGACTTAAACTAATTGATTAATTAATTTACCACAGATAAATATGACTTAGAATCTTGGGAGTATAATAACCATTGCTCTGTTTCTTTTCTTTCTCTATAGCCTTTCTTCTATTTTTCTCACCTGAATGTCTATTATAGTAATTTTCTTGACGTTTTTTATTTCCATGATTCCTACTACTATATAAACCTAAATTTGTTCTATCTTTATATTGTTCATAATCTTTATGACCAAAATGTAACACTCTCACCTTTTTAGTCTTCTTATTTTCTATATAGGCTGTATATTTCTTATCTCCTGGTCCGACTTTGAATCTTACAATACCCTCTTTCATTTTTGTTGATCGCAACTTTTTTGTTTTACTTCTCTTCTTACGTCTACGTCCACCATCGTGTAATATTTCTAATTGATCTTGAGTGAATAATACTTCTCCTCCAAAATTATCCAAATATACTTCATATCTTCCATTTTCCAATATTGAAAACACTGTACCTGTATCATGTTGATGATCTCCATTTAAAATAGATACTCGTGTTTCCTCATTAAATGTATTATCATTCTCTAGCTGAATATCTTCTGATGTATTATCAAATTTATGTCTTTTTGCTGGATGTTCATACTGACTTGATCTACCATCATTACTTTTTTTTGATTTTCTTTTATTTCGTTTTTTATGAGTTGTTTTCTTTTTCCTTTTACCACCTTTATGTTTTGGAACACGTCTCGTACCATGTCCATGAGTCTTTTTTGCTCTCTTTGCCAACTTTAATGCTTTACTGTTATGCTTACATCCTAACTCTAATATTTTATAATCCACTGCTGATGCCTTCCCACCTGTTATTGTACTAGCTAATCTTGCTCTACCCCATGAATGCCCTGTTTGATTTGGTCTTGATCCTGACGAATAGTAAGCTCCCTGACCTTTTTTTACTATCTGTTTTAATGCTGAAATACTACAACCAGTTTTTTTTGCTAAATTTCTTGACGCAGATATATTTTTTATATTATAAATCTTTTTTGCTTTTATTACATGTGCTGACTCCTTTGATTTAAAAGATTTTACCTTCTTTCTAGTGTAATATTTACCTTTTTTATAAGATCTCCTTGATTTTTTTATCTCATGTTGTTGTTTTTTCTTATCCTTATCTGTAAGTTTTTTTGGTACATAACGTTTTGGTAGATTCATTTAACTATATAATATTTAAAGATATTAAATAGTATATCAGTATCATTATAAATGAATAACATTCAAACTCTACATAATACTATTGATAATTTATACGATCAATACAAAGATAATGAACATATATTATCTAAACTTCAAAATTGGATTGTTGTGCAATTACCTAAAAAACTAGATAATGATAATACACGCAAGAATGAACGTATTGAGAGAAAACGTATACTTGTTGAAACACAAGTAAAATTCACTAGAAAATTTCTTAAAAAACATATCTATTTTTATATACCGTCTACTGAAATGTTCTTTACTTATGATAAAATTGATTATACTACTTTACGTGAAGATGATATTAATCATAAAATACTTACAACTATATCTTCTATTAAAGGTGATCTTATGCAATGGAAATACAAAATTAAAACTAATATATGTAAAACTATCAAAAATACTAGCTTGTATAATGCTATACCGGAATCTATTACCATTCAGAAAATCTTAGCTAATTTTTTCCCTATCATTTTCAAAAGTAAAAACGAAACCAAGTATTTTTTAACTGTTATTGGTGATATTATAACTAAGACACATAATGATACTGGTGATCTAGTATTTATAATATCGTATAAAGCCAAGAATTTTATCAGAGATATTGCTAATCTAATATGGATATATACTGGTACTAATATACTAAATCATATCAAATTTAAATATCATGAACAAAAGTATGATACCATTAGACTAATTACTATTAATGATACTGTTGAACTTAATGCAATATGGAGTCCTATAAAAGATAATATCATTAATCTTATAGTTGTATCTT